CGAAGGGCCACTTCACGCGGGGCGCGCCCCCGGCTTCGAGGCCGGCGGGGGAGAGATCGAGGTAGTCGTCCGCCGGGGTAGCGTCGGTGACTTCCGTGGCGTTGTACGTCTTCGCGGCCGAATCGGCCGTGAAGTCGTAGACGCCCTCGTCACCCTCGAACTTGGTGTACGGTACGCCGAGCTCACGCTCAACGTACACGGGCAGCGGACCACGTGGTGTATACATCGTGTTCCGCCAAGAAAGAAGAAGCAATCGAGACATCTAAACACCCTTTTCTTGAATGAGACCCTCGTGCATCCGCACATAATCGCGCGGATCCACGCTGTAGAAGATACGTTTAATCACGTCGGAGGAGATCTCCTCCGGCTTACGTTTGTAGAAGATAATGTCCGGGTCCTGTATAAACTCGACATCGGCCAAGCTCTGGCCGATAATCTCTGTAAAACTGCGGCGCCGTTCCGCGTACTCGGAGAGTGCCTCCCCGAGGACCGCAGCGGTGACGGCGTCGACTACCTTTTTTGCAGTCACGTAGTGCGGAGCGGGCAGAAAAACGGACTGCCGTTCCAACCACCCATTCGCCCAATGCCCGCGGTTTGGGTTGCCGATAGGGCGGCCAGGCACGAAGAAGTTCAGGACGTATGACGCGATGTTCGGCACCCAGCGTACCGCGCCAGGGCCAGCCTCCATCGCGACGAGTCCCTGGAACGTGGTCGTCCCTGAATAGATGCAAAAAGGAGACGCCGCGTCGATCTCTTCGAACGTGCGGCCTGTCCCAAGGAAACACAAGTTATCACCCGCGTTAAGGACTGAGAACTCGAGCTCACCGCGGAGGAACGCATACATACTTTCTTCGTCGTCGTCAAGCAGGCCCAGCCGGACCAGACCGTCGTACGCGAAGAACGCCCCCGCGAACTTGGCCAGAATACTGGTCGCGGGGTGCCCCGACGGGTTGACGTAATCGGCCGTGAACGTGCCCAAGTTAAAGGGATCGCCCTCGAGCTTAACGCCGGCCCCGCCGCGGTAGTCGTTGCGGATGAGCTGCGGCATCCTGAAGCATAGAAGCATCAGGTCCGCGTAGAAAGGACCGAACTCGCGTGCAATCTCCGCGCACAGGATGTCCCTTAGCTCGGGAGGCATGTTGACATCGTGATTGTCCACGTCCACCATTACGATATCGCGCCTGCCAGCCACCTTGGCGTCAAGGCTGGCCG